CAAACTGGCTTCCATCAATGCTGTGGCCATGGCTGCCGTTGCGGCTGTCCCTGACATGCCTTTGAAAGCGATGGTTCTGGATAGCTCTCTTGAAATTCCTTGCGCCCAAGGGGGTATTTTGGGATTGCCATTTGCATCAACGAACTGGCCAGAGATAATATCCATCTGGCCCAGTATCGTAGCCTTGCTATCGGTATAGTTTCCCTCGCCAAGCTCTTGCGCCAACAGCTTTCCAGCAACAGTTGATGTATCAATGATGTTGCTGAATTTTTGCATAGCGTAATCGTTTAACGCTTGCCCTGTTTCATTAACGGTCCCATCAGCATTTATGCCCGTTGCAGCACCTTGCATATCAATGGTGTAATCTTCGGCATCAACCAAATTCTCAGTGCGGATCTCACCTGTGACCGGATCAACATTGTATTGAGGGTTGTCCATACGATCCGTTGCGGTTGCAACATCATAGGTTGCCGGACCAGAGTTTGTTGGAGCAGATGTCTGCTGTGCGCCACTGACAGTGGATACATCGTAAGTAGGTGAATTTCCGAGCAGGTAATTTGGATTTGCCGGGTTTAGCAAAGCCCCTGCAGTTTCTGGGTCTAGCGTTGGTACAAGATCAGAGAGCGTTGCGCCCCGAGTTTCCAAGAACCCTTTAGGGTCGGCAACCAATGCAGCAATCTCTTCATTGGACGCCACCAATCCCGCACTTTTGGCATACTCTAGAATGCTTTCAGCCGATAAAGGAGACGGACCAGACTCAGTGGCTGCTTCTTCCCCTGTACCGTCCTCAGTTTCCTCACCACCAGCACCGCTACTACCGCCGTTATCATCGTTGGGATCGATGCCTGCGGCTTTCATTTGCATCTTCTGATTGTAGGAAGCAATTTCAGCGTCTGTGAAACCGTAGAGTGCCTTAAGGTCAGCTTCAGTGTAAGTCGTATCCTTATTCACAAACTGTGTAACTTTAGTGCGGCTATCAAAATCAGCAGCCGCATCCTGGCCGTATTTCTTAATGAACTCTTCGTCCGAAAGCATCAGCTTATCGTAACCCATTGTGACATCATTCTTGATGCCAGAGGCTACATTTTTAACAGTGCTTGTGACTTTATCGACTGTTGAAGAAACCTTGTTGGAATTATCATCAGAGCTGCTCTTAAACACACTCCCGTCATTCCCAACAACCGCATTGCTGTCATCAATTGCCTTATTAGTTTTATCGTCCGTAAGAACACCATTCACATAGCTCTTCCCATCATTTGGCGTCAGGGAGTTCGCTAGGGTTTGTTGGGCTGTATTGGACATTAGAGGTTATCCTTTTCGCTCTCGCAGGCCCTGATCCGATCTCGCAACTTTGCGTAATCTGCGATTGTAGATGGAATTGCGTAGTACCCATCAGGCAACGCATCCAACTCATCAGCCAGGCTCTCGTTATGTTCTTGGGAATAATTTTGGATTGGTGGGCAGTAGACCTGCAGATCGGTCCTATAGACCGTCCCGCCGCAACCTGTCAGTAAGACCGCTGCGACTATCGACATTATGATCGTCTTCATGTTCAGCCATCGCTTTGTAAAAATCTGTGGCCTTGTTTTGGGCCTGAAGTTCGTCTTTCAGAACTTTGTGTTTTTCGGCAGCTTTGCCCTTGGCCCTGCCGAAAACGTAAATGATTGGAATTGCCAGCAGTAAGGTGGCGATAATTCCATCCTTAATCCTGCCGAAGATATTAAACATCAGCGCCATCTTTCTGGTCGCTGTAACGGGCATATGCAGCCAAAGCGATGCCACCCAGCGCACAGATCAAGAAAACTGTTTTCAGGCCGTCAGCATAGCCCACAAGCCCCTGTAGCTGCCCTGCAGTTTCGTTCAATGCAGTCGCTGCGCCAGCGATCCCAACACCCGCCATTGTGCGAGATTTAGCCAATGGTTTTTTGTCCTGTACCGCAGGCTTTTGAGGCATTGGCACATCGACATCATCAGATGGCAAAGTGGCATCTAAAGTGAATAATGCTGCCTCTGCTGATCGGCGGCGGGTTAGACCATTTAAAGGTTTCAATACCCCACCTACCCGAGCCTTGTTCCAACGCATCAACTGCGCTGGTACCGCAGAATAATCTCCGGAGTTTAATTTGCGCAAAAGAGTCGATTTGGCGAAGGCACCTTGGCCTAAGTTGAATACGAAGGATACCAGACTGTCGAACTGGTTTTGCGTCAGTGGTACGGTCACAAGGTTTTTAACCGCTGCTTCTGAATCCTTCAGATCCATACGGAGAAACCCTTCAGCCGCATCTTTTGTGATACGCATGTTCTTTTTCACACCCTTTGTGTGGCCGTAACCAATGGTGAGAACATTTGCGCTGCAACGATATGGGACGACCATGCCATCCATATCGACTTTGGCTAGTCCCTCAAATTTTTTGATTAGGTTAATACCCTGCTCTGAAATAGATTTTGGGTGCATATAAGTTCCTATTACATAACGGTTGATCGGAACGGTTGTGAACCGCTCATCAAGCCTGTGTTCGACGAGCCGCTGTAACCCATTTGGTCCATCTGGCTCATCAATTGGTCGATGTTCAAACGAGTGCGATCAACGACCTGCCCCTGCTGATTGAAGGTAGCGAGATTAAGATTATTGTTTGGATCAAAGCCCCGTTGAGTTACGGTGCCATTGCTATTTGTTGATTGCTGGATCAGGCGACCGTCTGCATCAAAACTGTCGGCCAACTTTGCGTATTGCATTGTCAGTGCAGGATCGAGGTTTTGACCTTCCGCTAGGATCACTTCTCGGATCGTATTTAGACGCTGCAGCATATCTGTTTTAGCTGCTTGTTGCTGTGTTGTTTGAGCCTCCACACCCGCACCGATCTGGTTGAACGCAGCACCAAAGCTGGTTGTCATATCATCCTGATTTCGCATCGTCTGTTCGGTGTTGCGAGTGATTGTTGCGTTTTGCTGGGAGGTTGCATCGAAATTACGGTCAAGGTCATCTCGCACCTGACTGAAGCCACCAGTAACTTGGTTAGCCAGATCCGCCCGAGCTTGGTTCGCTAGGGTAGTATCGTCAGTGTACTGCTTGCGGAAATCGCCAAAGTTATCCTGCAGACCGCCTACAGAACTTTGGATGTTTGCCTGACCTTCTGCCAGCCCACCATAGTAGGTATCGGCTCGGTCAGACATGCTTTCGAGATATTCCTGCAGGCTGGTTTGTCCGCCAAGTATGTTTGATGACAGCTCCGTTAGGTTTTCATTTTGTGCTGTGAATTGGCTATCAATGTTGGTGTTTACATCGGCAAAGCCCGTACCCAGTGTTTCATCAACTGTGTTGAAGCGAGTACCCATGTTACCAGATAGATCAGTAATCTGATTACCGATGTCGGTTTGCCCTGTACTTAAGTTCGAAAGGTCCTGCCCTACATCGGCAAATCCTGTGCCCACCGCAGTAGAGATCGCCCCAGTATCCGCCAGGATTTTTTCCTGATTACCAGCCGAAGTAGCAAACCCGTCTGCCATTGCATCAGCTTTCGCTAGATCAGATGTATCAATGCTTTGACTTACAACCGTAGTAGGCTGAAAAGTATCGAAACGCTTATTGATCAGGTCATCTGTCTTTGTCTGACCACCAATGATCTGTTCAGTATCGCCTTTAACAGTGTCAGTGACATTCGCTGTACCGCCGCCATAGGTGACAGTTTCACCACCTACAGTCTCTGTCCCGAGAGAGCCATCTGGATTAACAACCTGTTTTTCGACAACAGGCGTTGTGAAAGACCCTGTTCCTACATTTGTAGTACCTGTTTCAGAGGCTGTACCAACATTCGAACCAACAGTTTCTACCGCCGCTGTTGTTTCTGCCAACTGTGTTTCAGCCTCTGCAAATCCCGCATTGGTGTTTGAGTTTACGGCCTCAGTACCTGCAGCAACACTTGCATCAACTTCTTCTGCAGAAGCACCACCGCCGCCACCTTTGAATACGATTAGCCCACTGGCTCTGGGGTTCAGATACCGAAATAGGCCAATAGGGTCTAAAGTCTTCATCTATATCTCCATGTTGTAGACGTAATAGAGCGTCTGGTAATCTTGCCCTGATCTACTTTTGATTTTGGTTAGGTGCCGTTGCCATCCTTTGCGGCCCCAGACCTGTAAGCTCGAACACCCGTTAGCTTTGGCGTAATCCTCAAGCGTTCTGTGGTATTCGCAGAAATCGTCCCAGTACCGCCCTTGGCTACCTGTGCAGGTAATGATCTGCATGACTTTGGTGCTTGGGTAAGTCAGGAAACGGGTTGTGATTGTGCAAACAATTTCGTTGTTTTTATCGATGGCGACCCAGACTTGTATTTTATTGTCGAGGGCTTGTTTGCAGACATCGAAAGCAGTCAGTTCGTCTATGCCATGTTCTAATGCTTTTGCAATTTCTGGCTCTACTAGATGCCAGTATTTTAGAACATTTTGGGGAGTTAGCAGAACAGACTGAAACCTAGATGTTTCTTCTGTCATAAGTGCCTAAATTTTATGGAAGTTATAAATATGAGTATAGCACTTACAATATTGTTTTGCAACAATAATTACGGCTTTGTAGGCCAATCTTCTGGTAATAATTCGGGCCAGTTCGCATGGTCCGATAGGTTACGCAAAGAGGTTCGATATGTTGCCCATGCAGCCTTATCATCATCGGACAATGGGCTGTCTGCCGCTTGTGTCCAATCGCTTTCCATAAGCAATGTATTACGCTGATTACGGACGATATTGGCTTTGTCTTTTACGGCCTCTGGATATTCAGCATTGGCGGCAATGGGTCCAGAAAGTTCCTCAAGCAAAACTTGGTGGCCTTTCACAAAGTCCTCTACCATTCCATCATCCTGAAAACGAAACACAGGTTCCATACCATTTAAAAAATTATAATTAGGTAGGTTTATATGTGAAATTGAAACAAAGGAACCTGGTTCTATCGTAGGACCATCTGTTGGTTCCAATGGCTCATTATCAGGATCATCTGTACCCAACACACCATCATAGTTATCTGGGGCTATAGAGCCAAAGACAACAGTAGATGAGAAATCATCGTTTATGGACAGTTGATAGGTAGGCATTATTTCTCAACCCCTACAATGAAAGTTGTTCCAGAGTTATCCGCTCCAAACTTGTCGCCGCCACTGAGCGTTATTTCCAACGGTCGCATCGCAAAATACGAATTATTATAAGGCCACAACATTCTTGTGCCATTTATATATCCGTACCCACCACTACTGTTGCTCCAGATTTGTCCTGTAAATGTTTTTCCGTCAGGAACGACGTACATTTCGTTTGTCGAACTTCCAGAGATTGCGATGGTTTTCCCACCGCCGCTACCTGATGATAGTGCCATGTTAAACTTCCTTACGTTTGTTCGATACCAGTGATCATAATTTTTAGGTCTGCCGAATTTACACCCGCTGAAGCTGCTTCCGAAGAAGTGATGGGGACACCGAAGTGTCGCCATACATATGAAGTACTGTTCGCCTTACGGCCCCACATTGGGTCTTGCGTATAACGATATAATTCATTGCCCTCATTATCGAAGGTGATCATATGACCGCCGCTGTTGGTTCTGGTACGAAACCCGCCAGAAGGTGTGAAACCCATTTGCGCACCCCGAAAATTAGCAGGCATTTGTGGAACTGTTATGTCTTTACGAGTATCGTACCAATTATGGGCATGCTCTTTTCTTGACTGACTTTGTGTTGCAGCATCACCTGTGCTATTTCGTAAATCTGACCATGGAATGTTAGACTTATATTGACCAACTAAAGTGTTGCTACGATAGATATACAGATACCAAACGTCATTCGCATAATCGACGGAAATAACAAAGTCACCGTCAGCATATGAGATAGCTGCATCAAAGTTGAACCGATGGAACGACCCATTCAACAAGTTTTTACAGTATAGATCACCCGAGTAACCGCTACTAGGAATATACCAATACATAGCATGATATACATGCGCCCTTGGGTAAGATGATGTTGGATATGGGCTTGGGTGACCTGTACTTGAGTTACCCCAATTCGGCAAAGAATAGCCGCCAATTGTATAAGCTGTCGGGTAGGTATTAATTGCATGAACAATAAATTGACCGTTGCTCCGCATTTCAACTTTTCTTGTATCAGTGGGGACACCATTAGTATTTGGCAGCCAGTTGCGGCGATAATCAAATAAACCAAAACCTTTATAGTTTTGATTTGTAAACTGGTTTTGGTGTTGTGAGCTAGAGGAAGTCGTTGCGCCTACTTGTCTTGCAGCCGTCACAAAATATTGTTGTACAGAATTGCTATCATGTGGATGGTAATATATGTTTTGACCGCCTGAAGGAGTATAATGGAAGAGAAGGTCAATTGTATTACTTGCGCTACTTGGGCTTGTGTGGTGCGTTTCATACTCCCTCTGCAATGAAGTTTGCAACGAACTGCTTAAATGACTGATGTCAGTCGCTGTACCATCTGAATTTTCAACATAGTAATAGTAACGTAAACGAGTTCCGTCATAACAAATTCCCACAACCTTCTGAGCCACAATCGGCCAATCAGTTGTTTTAACTTTAAGTGTAGACGTACTGGGCATAATTAAATGCCCTTCAAGGTTATAGGTGCCGCCCTTTCCAACATTGACCGAACCGATGTTTTTGCCATCTAACTCTAAATAGGTATTTTTCAAAGCTATGTCAGGTGAAGTTATTGAGATTTGCTTTATAACTTTGTTGTTGCCGTTGGATAACAAAGTTTGCTCGCCATCATTCAAATGGCCTTGATTGAGCGTAGTATCGTATAATTTTTTAAATGCTTCTGCCATGATGAACCCTTAGTTTGCGGTGTAGCCAAACATTTGAATATTGAATGTTGGTTGAGAGATACCTGCCGCTGTAATTTCTGAAGCAGTCATTTTGCCCATTGTGCGCTTCCAGAGACCGCTTGTATTTGCCGCAAGCGTATCGACACCGCTGAATTGGGTGTGGTCATAAAGAGCATTGCCGTCAAAATCACACATCGTTAATGTGTAGGAAGTGTTCATATAACCAAAGCCGCCATCCATTCGGTCAGATAGCTGACAAGTACCGAAGCTGTTGTTATTATAGTTTCCGTTGGGAAACGGCTTCTGAACATAAGAACAAGTTTCACTTACTGTACTGCCAGAAGTGATAGCCTCCAGTTCAGTAATGGTTCTTGTACTTATAGCTCTATTTATGTTTGAAGTGCTATCAGGTCTCCAAAACACAAACTTGTCTTCATCTGATTTAATAGAGACAGTAAAATCATGAGCACTAGAACTTGCCCAACTACTTTGGAGATTAAACTGAAACCACTGACCCGTCTTCAAACTAACGCCATATACGCTGTTGTTATAGCCGCTGTGTGGGATAGTAAAATACCAATCACCAATACAATGTGCTCTAGGCCATGATGAGGTTACTTGCGGTGAAAATGAGCCTTGGCTAGTTGCAGGGGAAGAGTTTGCGACACCATTCCAACGAGTAAATTGTTGCAGCGTATTTTCATTGTAATTTAGTGAGCCTCGCACACCAATATCACTGCCACTGTTATCAATAGTGTTTAAAACCCTTTGGCCGTCATTGTTAACATATTGCCCCCTATTAATATCTCTATCGAACGCAAATCCTTTATAGTTACCTTGGTGCTGATGGCCATAAACTGCCACTGGAGTACTTGAACGGCCTTCCCCGAAGTTTAAGGCTCTAAACGTCCATATTCTTTGTACAGAGTTACTATCATGAGTAATAGCCGACATATGATAGTACGGGTTGTAGGTTGTGCCGCTATTATTTGTAGGTGACCCTGTTCTAGTCGCAAACCCTCTGGCATCTACGATATCGATGGTATCACTTTGATCACCACTACTAAGAGTTATCCCACTTTTGTTTTGGGTAATTGTATTTGTGAGCGTACCTGTAGTTTGGTCCCGTACTTGAGTGTTTACATACCACTTACGGTTTGTGCTATTTGCACAAAATTGTTCATACTCTTTGTAAAAGGTAATGGGATAGGTGTTGGGCAGTTTGAGCTTTACTGTAGAGTTCGGTGGAACAATGTACTCACCAGTTAATGCCGATCCACTGGCATCTAAATTAGCAACATTGTGACCATTAACTTCCAAATAGCCGCCAGTAAACTTAACACCACTTTGTGGATCAAACTTTACCTCTTTAATAATACGGGTGGTGCTACTGTTTGTGGTGAAAAGCGTATGTTCGCCATCCGACTGAAACTGTGAGTCACCTAGTGTAGCGTTGTAAAATCGACCTACTGAGTTAGCCATTTTCGATCCTTAAATATAGGTATACATCGATGCCATGCTTGCAGCGTTACCCACCGCATTATCGACGTAATTTTTGTTGGTTGCGTCTGTTCCAGAACTAACGGTATCGATACCTTGGATGCGGCCTGTGCCGCCTAGAACGATTGAACCATGGTGGACAGTCAGATTAGAGCTATCAAGCTGCATCTTTTCTGAGTTATTGATGAAAAACTCTGTACGGCTATCTCGAACATGCTTAATTGCCCAGTGGCTATCACTGTCTAAGAAGCCAACCTCATTGGAGCTATTGGCGTAGACTGAACCTCTATGAGAATTGCCGTTTGTGTGCAGCCTTATTCGTTGATGGCTTGCACCATCCCTTGCAGTCCATTCGCCGTCTGAGTCACTGACCCAATGGTTTCCAGTAGCCTCGTTATATAAGCCTTGACCTGCGTCATAGTTACGGAACCAGTTGTCGGCGTAGATTTCTGTACCCCGAACATTCTTTCCAGAACTACTCCATGTGTAACCATCAAGGTTGTCAGCATCTAGGCCAGAGCCAGAGCCATCGTTGCCAGAGTGCCATACTGTGCCAATTGAAAGGCCAGTTCCTGATGTTGCATTTCGATATCCAACTTTTACGCTATCACTGTATGGAACCTGAATTATAACTTGATCATCGCTGTCGTTCGCAACACCAATTACAAGGTCATTGGCTTCACCTGATGTACTGCCGTACCCGTATGAATGGAACTGAATAAATCCGTAGTCGGAAGTATGATTGATGTTTGTGCCATCTTTTTCACTTTGGAAGAAAATACCACTTCGACCAACACTATCACCCTTTAAAACAAGGTTCGTACCACCGCTTTGATAGTACCCATAAGCAGTACCACCGCTATCCACACTACCATTAATTGTAATGGCACCAGATGTAGACGTATTTGCGTTGCTACGCATGAACCGAGCATCAGATTCTGCTTCGGTGTAATACCGACCATCATGGGTGTGACTGTCGTTAGCAACTGTAACCGTTAGCGTAGCGTTACCTACATCTGTGAACGTAGCAGAACCAGATACATCACCATTCAGTGTTAGCGTTGGATCGGGCTTGTTTGTGACGTTGGTCCAATCAAGGTAGTAACTGCCATGCTGACCGTCTAATAAATCGGCATCTAGTCCAGAAGCAGACCCGTCCACTGTCTTTATTTTGGTTAAAACATCGGATGCAGTATATGACGCACTTGCTAGTTTTGAATCCAAGGTAGACTGCAGGTTATCGACGTTAGCGATAGTATGGTTATGGCTATCATCCGCAACTACGGCAGTGATCGTAATATCACCTGTGCCATCAAATGTTGCTGAACCGCTTACATCCCCGCCTAATGCAATACTTCTGCCAGTTTGTAATGCAGTTGCCGTATCTGCATTACCTGTAAGATCACCCGTAATCGCACCAGAGCTAGTGATCGTACCTGTGATGTTGATGTTACCAGTACCGTTGATGGTGTTGGTATTTAGATCAAGGTCACCGCCCAATTGTGGCGTAGTATCTTCGATTACATTTGCAATGGATGAGCCAAGGGTAAACGCAGCTT